GTTCGGCGGTCTTGCCTATTCGGCCAACGCCGGCCTTACCGACTTCGATGAAACGGGGCTCTCCGGATCGTATGGCGTCGGCGTTGAATTTCCACATGGCTTCAGTTGCGAGGCTCGCCACCGATCGATGGTCAGACGAAAACCGGAAACTGTGACCAATGATGGTGGTTGTGAGTACAAGTATTATTTTGGGGAAAGACAATGACGAGTTTTCTTGCATTTTTGATCGGGCTTGGAATCGGCCTGTTTCTATTCATCGGTTATCTGTCATACCGAGCGTTGCGATCCGGGCATTGGGACACAAGCAATTTGCTCAACGTCTTGCGACTGATTAGTTTCGTCGCTACGCACCCGGAGGTGTTTCCGTATTTAGTTGACTCACGGCTGTTGTCACAGCCGCCTTTCGAGGTGGAACGGCGGGGCAAAAACACCAAAATGTGGCCGTTCTGGTATCTCCCACACGACGAATTTAAGGAGGTCGTGAAGACCATTTGATGCGATCAATCACGAAATGGCGCGAGTGGAATCACGAAGGAAAGAATTATATATTCGTGACTTGTCCTGGTTGTGGAACGGAGTATCGACTGGACCATGACATCAACGTGCAGGGCGTTATTAACCCGAGCCTCGAGTGCCCTGGGACCAATTGCAATTTTCACGACACGGCCGTTTTGGTCGGCTGGCCCGGTTCGGGCGTGGGGAAAAGTGGTAAAAAGTAGGTGCCTATAAAGCCTGAAAATGTTGATCGATATCCGGAAAATTGGAAGGAAATCGTCGCGCATATTCGCGAGCGATCTGGTGACCGATGCGAAGGTTCACCTGCCTACCCTGATTGCAGGGCTGAGAATCGCGAACCGCATCCGGTCACTAGATCGAAGGTCGTTTTGACCGTGGGCCATCTGGACCATACTCCTGAAAATTGCGACGACGATAATTTGAAACATTGGTGCCAGAGGTGCCATTTGACCTATGACGCAAAGCACCATGCGCAAACCGCGAACCGGACGCGGCGTGAAGGCAGGGCAATTGATTGGATTGGTAGTGGGACGACGTAGGAAGCCGTGTTGCACTCGCATTGAACAAATGGCCTACGAAGTCGAGTGGTACGAGAAGCACGGCAAGTATCCGGATCGAATCAAGGAAGATAGCCTCGGGCATCGCTTTGTGGAGTGGGATCGAGGCTGGAATAGTCGGAATCAGTATCGACGAGAGACGATTTGGAAGCAGCTTGCCGATCATGTGCAATTCAGAATAACGGGAGTCAGATGAAATTTACGATTCAGAGAGACAAGGCCGCGAAGTGGCGTTGGAAATTGGTTGCGAACAACAACGAGATTGTTGCTTGTTCGAGCCAAGGATTCGCAAGGAAATTAGATTGCCAGATCAATTGCGAACTGACCTTCGATGGCCTCAGAGAAAACAAGGGCGCGTGGCACACTTACCGCGACTCGGATTGACTGCAATGGAGGTGCAGTTCGAAAAGTGCTTGTTCGATCCGGAATTGATCCGATATCTATATCTGAATACCGGGATCGCCTTCAAACTTCTGTTTGGCTACCGGCCTCGCAGGGTGTCGGAGCTATTGCTTAGTGCCGAGTGGGATCGTGAAGCGCCGAAGACAGAGGGCGAGTACAACAACTTCTATCGAGAGTCGTTGCTGGTTACAGAGGAAGTCGCAGTGTGGCATCAGGAACGCAACGGTCAGCGATTGCGTCGAGTGATACATGCGGGGACGATTGCAAAACAACTTGGCCTGAATCGCTTCTGTGAGGTCGGCGCGGGGATCGGTACGGATGGCGTTGCGCTGGCTAGACTCGGGTTCGATTGTGCTTATCTGGCGGAAATCAATAAAAATTCATTGCAGATGATCGAGAAAATGCGCGACCTTGCGATGGTCGAGCTAATGATTGTCGATCTATCGAAGACGACGAAAGAATTGTCTCACCGGCATTTCGGGCCTGTCGATTGGCTGTACAGTTCAGATTTATTCGAACACATTCACGATCTGGAACAGTGGCTCGATGGATGGATTCATAATTTTCGAGTCGTAATTGTTTATGCGCCGTTCGGGAAATCTGACAAGAACCACGCGCACACGGCATATACAAAGCGCGAGTTCAACGCATTCATGTCGCGACAGGGATTCGAAAAGGTCAAAGTGCGCGGTCTAGGCATCCCGCCGATGGTTTACCTGCGTAGAGCATGAAAGGAGAGTGTTCGAATGACTGAAAAATATATGGCATATGATGATGACCAAGCCCTTGCTGGCCCCGACACGCCACCAATGAAAACGATCATGGATGTGATTCGGTATTGCATTACCGTGCACGAGCGGTTTGGAAATACGTGCGTGGCGGATGTTCGATTGAAGTGGGGAGCCTGTGCGTTGAACAGCATGGATGCTTCGAAGAAAGATACTGCACGAATGGATCATCTGGAAAACGAACCGATGGATCAGACCGGAACACTTTTTCGAAAAAACATGAAGATTACTCGGCAAACGATTGATGCAGCAATTGCCGCCGACCGGGACGATCAGGAACACACATGAAAATTAGAATGCTGTCGCCCAAGTCGCTGACGCCGTACAACAAAAACCCACGCGATAACTCGAAGGCAATCGAGGCTGTTGCGCAGAGCATCAAGGACTTCGGATTTAACCAACCCATCGTCGAGGACAAAGGCGTGATCGTTGTCGGTCATACTCGGCATTCGGCCGCGTTGCTTCTCGGATTGACTAAAGTCCCTGTCACCGATTGCAAGCATCTGACGAAGGCGCAGATTCGCGCATACCGGATCGCGGATAATCGGACCAACGAGAACAGCTTCTGGCTCGAAGTCGAACTTGCTGAAGAGTTGCTTGCGTTGAAACCGGAGCAAAGGAAATCGACTGCATTCAGTGACGACGAGCTGGACGAAATACTTGGCGCTGTCGAAGATGCCGTGCCGATTGTTGGCAAGGTTGAGTTCAGTCAGGAACTTTTAGAGTCGCGGAATTACGTTGTGCTATATTTCGACAACGATGTTGATTGGCTTAACGCCAGGACGCATTTCAAATTGAAGTCTGTTTACAGTAAACGGTGTAACGGAAAGCCGTGGAGCAAGGGCATCGGTCGTGTTGTCGATGGTGCTAAATACCTGCGGAGGGTCACGAAAAATGTCAGTAAAAAAAAGCGATAGCGAGTACACGGATGCGAGAGGAAATCTGCACAAGCAGTTCGCAGATGGTCGGGCTGAAATCTACATTGGCGGCTATGACAAGGATACTGAGTATGTCGATGTCACGGATGAAGCAGATAAGGCTGTTAATCGCAAAAGGTTTTTGCGATATATCGAGCCTCCCGTTTCTGAAACGGTACTGCACCATGATCCGGAAATTGCGACCAGATATTTAGACTCAACGCGGGAAATCGAAGATGATGGCGTGCCTGGAATAGATTCGCTCGACTCGGACGAAGATGAAAATTGAAATATTGTCACCGTCTTACCATCGCGCCGATTCAGCTACCACTCAGGACTACTTACCTGTTTGCACCTATGTTGTTGCACGGTCTGAGAAAAAGGCTTACGAGTCAGCAGGAAGGCGAGTTATTGCCGTCCCGAATGACGTGCAGGGCAACGTCTGTCGCGTACGCAATTACATACTCGAACACTTCAACCCCGTTCTAATTCTCGACGACGATATTCGTCGCTTCGGTCGATGGAATAAGCAAGAGAATTTGAAACTCGATACCGACGAGGCGATGGAGTTCATCGAACACGCATTCATTCTTGCGAAAGGATTTCGTGCGCGTATGTGGGGCATGAATCTGCTCCCGGACAAGGCAGCCTATCGAGAGTACACGCCCTTTGCTTTTCGTGCTGTCGTGCTTGGTCCCGTGCAGAGATTCACCAACATGGATTTACGATATGACGAATCGCTGCCATTGAAAGAAGACTACGATTTGAGTTTGCAAGTGTTGAACAAATATCGGCGCACATTGCGATTCAATATGTATCACTACGTTTGTGATCAGCACACGAATGTCGGGGGTTGCGCCACCTACCGAACGATGGATCGAGAACGCAAGCAGTTTTTGCTCCTGCAAAAAAAGTGGGGCAGCGATATCGTTCGGATCGACACCCAGGGCGGCCAAGTGAATCAGAAAAAGCTCACCAATTGGGACATCAACCCGGTCGTGCGCGTTCCGATTACTGGTGTCTGAATGGCCGGGCCCGATAGAAACGTCACCGGGAAAGTACTCGCTCATATTTTCGGAGTCACGGAGCGTTACATTCAGATTCTTGCGGCTGATGGAATCATTTTCAAAGAGGGGCGCGGACGATATCGATTCATCGATTCGTTGATGGGCTATATCGTTTTTCTAAAAGCGGATCGCGATGGAACTCAAGTCGCAGGAGAAACCGCTTATGGCGACGCCAGGACACAGAAAATGCGCGCCGACGCCGACAAATCAATCATGGAAGCTGCGACACTTGCCGGTTCTCTAATCCCGGTCGATATCGTTGCATATAGTTGGAATCACATGACAGGGGCGTTTCGCGCTAAACTTCTGAACCTGCCTAAAAAAACTGCGGCATTAGTCCAGCATGAGAACAGCTTCCGCAAGTGCCAGTCTGCTTTACAGTCCGCCATACATGAATGTTTGGCAGAATTATCACAGTACGAACCTCCCGCAAAGCATTTCGGAAACCTTGAGCAGTTCCTATCTGGCACCACCTCCCGACTTGACGATAAGCCAGTGGGCCGAAAAAAATCGAAAACTGTCAAGCGAAAGCAGCGCAGAGCCGGGTAATTGGTCGAACGATAGAGCGCCTTATCAACCGGGCATGATGGATGCTTGCGGCGAAGAGGAGACGACTGACGTTACTTTTATGACTTCATCGCAGGTCGGCAAGACTGAAATCATAAATAACGTGCTCGGCTACCACATAGACCAAGACCCATGTCCGCTGATGATCGTGTTTCCGACAAAGGAAATCGGACAAGCGTATTCGAAGGACCGACTTGACCCGATGATCCGCGATAGCGGCCTTGACACGAAGGTTGCGCAATCTGGATCGAAAAAAAAAGAGAACACCGTTCTGCATAAGTCATTTCCGGGAGGGCACGTTACGATCAGTGGCGCGAACAGTCCCGCCTCGCTGAGTTCGCGGCCGATCCGAGTCGTGCTATGCGACGAGGTTGATCGATTCCCGTACAGCGCTGGCGAAGAGGGCGATCCGGAGCAGTTGGCATTCAAACGAACGCAGACGTTTTACAACAAGAAGCGCATCGACACTTCGACTCCGACGATTAAAGGATTGAGCCGAATCGAGGCACGCTTCAAGGCTGGTGATATGCAAAAATACTTCGTGCCGTGCCACAAGTGCGGTCATTGTCAGGAACTTGTTTGGAAGCAAGTCAAATTCAAAAAGGACGATAAGCGGATCGATCCGTATTACGACTGCATCAGTTGCAAGGCACACTGGAACGAAGCGCAGAAACGAAAGAATGTTGCGCGAGCCGAAGATGTAGAGGGCGGTGGCTGGATCGCGACGAACGACAAAGGCGCTGCCGGACATCGCTCATTCACTATTTGGGAAATCTATTCGCCGTGGTCGACGATGGACGAAATTGTCGAAGCATTTTACGCGGCAAAGGAAAACCCACTCAAGCTGCAAACATTCGTGAATACCGTCCTTGCTGAGAGTTGGGAGGAAAGCGGAGAAACCTTGTCGAGCAATAAATTGTTTCATCGCCGCGAGCGATATCCGGTCGACGGTGATGGCGAGCGTGTTGTGCCGAAGGACGTTCTGTTGCTGATCGCGGGAGTCGATATACAAAAGAATTGGATCGAGGGCGAGGTCGCTGGCTTCGGGCGCGGCGAAGAGTGGTGGGGAGTCGACCATTGGAAAATACCGGGGGATACGGAATCTGGTGAGGTGTGGCAGGAACTTGCGGAGCGACTGGAAGTGACCTATGGGCACCAGTCCGGCCACATTCTGAAAATCGCTGCGACCGGGATCGATTCAGGACACCGGACCAACACCGTGTATCGATTCTGCGCAGAGAGGTCACAGCGTCGAGTCTGGGCCATGAAGGGCAGAGGCGGTGAGGGAGTGCCAATCGCGTCGCCACCGACCAAGAAAAAGACAACAATACCGGGAATGCCGGTTGACCTATACACGGTCGGAACGGATCAAGCGAAATCGAGCATTTACGCGAGGTTGAAGCTACGAAGGCCGGGGCCTGGTTACTGCCATTTTCACACGGACTATACCGAGGCGTTTTTCGAAGGTCTGACCGCGGAAAAAGCACTGACCGTTTACACGAAAGGGTTCCCGAAATTGGTATGGCGAAAACCTCCGGGCGTTGCGAATGAACCGCTAGATATTCGGGTCTATCAATTTGCTTGCCTCGCAATTCTTAATCCTGTTTGGAGTGCGTTGCAAAAAAGGCTAGAATCCGAGCCACCGGAGGAAGCGAAAGCGGACGACGATGAAAAACCCGAAAAAAAGCGGCGCAAAAAAAGACGTAAGCGTCGCTCTGGCTTTGTTGGAGGCTTGAGCTAATGCCCGTACATGAGATTGTCGAGTTACCCCGCCGAATCACCATCGGCGATACGATCACTTGGGACGAAACGCTCGATGATTTTCCTGCGAGTGTGCTGTGGGTCGTCACTTACAGCTTCACGAGTAAGGATACGAACTTCCAAAGCGGCCATGCCGCCGTTGTTGACGATCACAGAATAACAATCGTCACCACCTCGCTTAAGGAAGGACACTACGCCTGGACCAAAAAAGTCACTGATGGCACAAGTACCTTCACGCTCGAAAGTGGCATACTCGATGTTGACCCGGACTTGTCTGCCGACACTGCCGGAGTGGATCGGCGCAGTTACGCTGCAATTGCATTGGACGCCATAGAGGCACTTCTCAAAGGCAAGGCGACGAAAGATCAGACCAGCTACTCACTTAATGGTCGTGCGTTGTCGAGATATTCAATTGATGAATTGAGAGAATGGCGAGCGCAATTGCGAGTAGAGGTGCGCGACGAAGACCAAAAGGCCCGCAGAAAGTCGGGCGGGAAATCACACGCTAACGTTCGTGCGAGGTTCAGTAGTGCGATTCCTTGATAAATTGAAACGGTTCTTGCCTGTCACCAAGAAAACCGCTAGTTACGCAATGAGGAAGTACGCTGCTGCGCAAATTGGCCGCTTGCAACAGGGCTGGATTACTCAACCCGCATTAATCGACACTGATATTCGCGGAGGACTTACTGCGCTACGCGCACGGTCGCGCGAGGAAGCACAGAACAATGGCTACTTCAAAGGATTCTTGCGCGATTTGCAGGAGAACGTAGTCGGTGCCCAAGGTTTCCAGTTAATCAGCAAACCGATGGATTCTGACACCGTTGTCGACGTTGAAGCAAAAAACAGTATCGAGCGTCACTGGAAAACCTGGCAGACAAAAGAAATGCGCCCGGAGGTTTCGGGCATGGGATTCAAGAATTTTTGCAAACTGGTGATTCGCTCGGCCGCGTTAGATGGCGAAGTCTTTATTTGGGAGCGGAAGGGCGCGAGATTTAATCCGTACCGCTACTCGCTGCGTCTGATGGAACCGGGCAGCGTCGATGTGAATGTGAACACGGAGCAAAATTCCGGAACCGTGACCGGAGTCAATGTTGCTGCTGGCAATGTTGTTCGAATGGGCGTTGAGTATGATGCGAACAGATTCCCGGTCGCCTACCACATTCTTGCCAGTGAGCGCGACGTAGAGTTTTTCATTCACGCATCGACCGGACGGAAATATATTCGAGTGCCAAGCGATGAAATCATTCACCTATTCCTGAATGATGGTATCTGGCAAACGCGTGGTGTCCCGTGGATTCACCCTGCGCTGCTTCGCTTCAATCAATTAGGAAAGTACGAGGAAGCCGAACTCGTTTCTTCACGCGGCGGCGCGAGCAAGATGGGCTTTATCACTGATGGTGATGACGGATCCGGGTATACCGGCGACGATGATGAGGACGACTCGGACGATGATTATCTAATCGAGGAATTTGAACCTGGATTGATCGGGCGACTAAAAAAGGGACAGACGTTTACCGGGTTTAACCCGGATCATCCGAATGCGATATACCCGGATTTTGTGAAGACCAACCTGCGCGGGATCGCTGCTGCGCTCGGAGAGTCGTACAACCAATTTGCGCAAGACCTCGAAGGCGTTAGTTTCGGAAGTCTGCGCCAGGGCGCGTTGAGCGAGCGTGCTGTGTGGATGGGATTACAGAATTGGCTGATTGAGGAAGCATTCGACCGAATTTTCGCGAAGTGGCTTGAATCGGGATTACAGGCAGGGGCCATTACAAACCGGAATGGCATTGCGCTGCCGTTCGAGCGTATGGAGAAATTTCTCGAACACGAGTGGCAACCTCGCCGTTGGGATTGGATTGACCCGCTAAAAGACACGACTGCTGATCGATTCCAACAGCAAGATTTAACTATGAGCCGATCTGAGCGCATTCGAAAACGCGGGCGGCAACCGACCGAGGTTTTTCAGGAAATTGCTACCGAGAATGAGCTAATGGATACGCTCGGCATTGACGGTGCACAGGTAGATGCTACACTCGGATCAAATTCGGCCGACGACCGTATTGCGGTGCTTGAAATTGCCGTCAGTGAATTGGCCGAACAGGGGAAGTAAGCCATGCCTAGCAAGGTGAAACCGAAAACTGATCGAAAAATTCGCACAACGACGCTTCGGCGAGTTGCATTCTTTGATCGACAAAGCGTCGATATGGATGCGAGGACAGTGAACCTTGCGTTTTCGAGTGAAGTACCTGTAGCGCGATGGTTTGGTGAAGAAATTTTAGATCATGGCAAAGGGTCAGTCCGGATGAAGCGGTTACGCGAAACCGGACCGCTGCTTTTGAACCATGATGGCCGAGAACATATCGGAACAGTTGAATCTGCGAAGATCGATAGTGACCGCGTTGGACGCGCGGTAGTGCGGTTTGGCCAGGGGGCCGACCGTGACGCGATTTTGCAGGATATCGAGGATGGCATTCGGAAGTCTGTTAGCGTGGGCTATCAAATTCACCGAATGAAACTCGAAGAAAGCAGCGACGACGAACCAGACGTTTATCGGGCAACCGATTGGGAACCGTTCGAAATCTCGCTAGTGTCGATGCCCGCTGATATCGGCGTCGGAGTGGGTCGGGAGGCCCGCGAATGGCATAATGGCGATGAAGGACATCACAATACAATCACTATTGATTTACCTGTAAAGGAAACTAAGACTATGAAATTCGATGCGAACGGCAACCCAATTGCCGAGACAGACGAAGATCGCGATGCAATTACAGCGGGAACTGCGAAGCGAAAGGACGGTACGCTGTTTGTTGCCGCCGCGGCTCCTGTGCCAGTTATTGCTGCTGTCGCTGATCCAGTCAACGTCGACGAGGTTCGCGCTGCGGAACAACTCCGGATCAAATTGATGACGGAAGTCGGCGCGAAGTACGGCCAAGTCGATTTGGCAACGAAGTGTATTGCCGAAAACAAATCGCTTGCCGAGTTCAACGCGATGCTGCTCGATGCTCTACCGGGCGCGAAGCGTTACACAGCGGAAACACGCTCCGACTCGGACGTGAATATCGGACTCGATGGTAAAGAGATAAAGCGATTCCAGTTCCTGCGATTGATTCGTGCGCGCACGTATGGCCACGACCAACCGTCGTTCGTCGAGGAAGCCGCTTTCGAGCTGGAAGTTTGCCGAGTCGCTGGTGAGGAAGCTAAGAAAGGCAATCGGAAGCAGCGCGGGCTAATAATCCCGAACGATATTCTGCTCTATCAAAACCACGATGCGTCGCGGGATTGGCGAACAGTTCGTGCGATCCAGGAACTGATGCAGACTCGTGTATTGACACAGGCCGTTGCGGGAGCGTCAACGATTGCGGAGGATCTGCTTGCCGGATCGTTCATCGATCTATTGCGTAACCGAATGATCGTGGCTGCGCTTGGTGCGACGATGCTGAACGGGCTTGATGGCGACGTTGCCATTCCGAGGTTGACAGGAGGTGGCACCGCGTTTTGGCTGGCAACGGACGAAACCGACATCACCGAGGCAACGCAGACCTTAGATCAGGTCACGCTTGTGCCGCGAAATGTTGGCGCTTTGTCTGTGTTCACCAGGCAATTGCTGTTGCAGTCGAGTGTCGCAATCGAGGCGTTGGTTCGAAGCGATATTGCTACCGTGCTTGCGATTGCAGTTGATCTGGCCGCGCTGTACGGTACGGGCGCTGGCGGTCAGCCAACGGGAGTCTCTAATACGGCAGGAATCGGTGCGCCGGGAGCATTCGCCGCTGCGGTTCCGACCTTTGCCGAGGTTATCTCGCTTGAGACCGTGGTTGCCCAGGCCAATGCGCTTACTGCATCGCTTGCGTATGCGGTCGATACTGGAATGCGCGGCAGCTTGAAATCTGCGGAAAAGGTAGCTACGACCGGGCAGTTCATTTGGGAAGTGGGGAACACTCTCAACGGCCACCGAACCGAAGTCTCGAATCAGATTACCGATGGCGATGTGTTTTTCGGTAACTGGTCCGACTTGCTTCAAGGATCATGGGGCGGTCTTGATGTCTTGATTGATCCTTACACGCTGTCTGCCCGAGGCAATACGCGAGTAATCGCTTTCTGGACGACTGACTTTGCTGTGAGGCATCCGGAGTCGTTTTCATTCGAGAATGATACGTAACCGCACAACACCACATCTGCGGAGTATGACGCTGAATGTGCGAACGGGGCGGGCTGTTTTAGCCCGCCCCATCATCGACAAAGGTGGAGAAATGGGAAACAAGGCAAAAGAGAAATCACCAGCACGACCAGAACGGCTCAAACGGATTCGTGTCTGCGGTAAGTGGCAGAAGCCGGGTTATAAGCCTGACGACGAGGAAATTGCGGCTTGGGAAAAACGCTGCAAGGATCGTGGTTGGGACCGGAAGACTGGCAAGCCAAAAGTCGCTAACATGGCACCGATCAAAGAAACCAAAAAATAGTCAACCATGCCGCCTATCGAATCCGAAGCCGACCGTGCCTCGTTCTTCGATGATGCGGAAACCGCGAACATTCGTGGTGTCGATGTTCCTGGACAGTTTGACGAACGCACAGAATTTATTGATGGCGTAGGGCCGGTGCCGTTGCAGACAACCGATCCGGTATTCATATGCCAATCTGTCAATGTTCCAAGCGACATTACAGAGGGCGAGCCAATCGATATCACCCGGCAAGATGGCACGGCGTTTTTGGGAACAGTCATCACGCACGAACCGGATGGATTCGGAATGACCACGCTCACATTGCAGGACAATGGATAAACACGTTCGACAACAGATTCGAGAGGCCACAATCGCGGCGTTGCAGGGACTCGCGACAACTGGTGATCGAGTGTACCCAGGGCGCGTGTATCCGCTTGCCAAAGCGCAGTTGCCGGGATTGTGTGTCTATACCCCGCAGGAGGATTCCGCGCGAGAGGAATCACCGAACGAAACAATGCGCAACGTTGTGTTAGTCGTGCATGGGCTTGTTGCGATCAGTGATCGGATCGAAGACGAACTGGACGACATTGCGCTCGAAGTGGAAATCGCTGTTGACGGGCTTGCAGAAGTTGGTGATCTAGCAAAAATCTACCACGGCATTCAAGGAACAACGACAACCCTGTCGGGAGAGGATGCTGACCAGCCACACGGTGCAATCGAAATGGAATTTCTATACACTTATCGCACGAGGTCCGGGACACCGGACATCGCTCGATAACGAGGAACGAACATGACGACAGCTACAGGAAATTCCGGATCGCTCAGTTTCGCTGCGGGTACGATCACCGAACTGAAGTCGTGGTCCCTTGAGGAAAGTGCAGAGCAGATCGACGATACTGCGATGGGTGATTCAAACCGTACTTCGAAAGCAGGACTGCCGACAGCGAACGGAACCATCGAGGTTCATTACGACGAAGCTGATTCTGTGCAAGAGGGTATGGATGCCGGCACTAGCGGAGTGTTGATTCTGTTCCCGAAAGGAAACACATCGGCCAATCCGCGGATCACGTTGACCGTGCAGATCACAGGTCGGAGTACATCGGGTGCAATCGATGAAATTCTGCCGCAGTCGTTCAACTATGCAATTTCTAGTGGCTCGGTTGTCCGCGATCTGGTTCCGTAACGCCTGGACAACGAGATATCAATTGAGGTGGGAGCATGACTAACGATAAACCCGTTCATCCGGACGAAACCGCGTTCGGGAAAATCCATGCGAAGCGCCAAGCCGCGAAAAAGGTGCGTGTTATCAAGGTGCCTGAGTGGGGCACGAAAAGGAAACCTCTGCTCCTATTCGCCTATCCGTTGACCGTCAATGATGTGATTGCGCTGGATAACGTGTATCACAGCAACGCCGAGCAGAATGTCATGCAGATAATTCGCCAATGCCTCGATAGCAAAGGCGATCCTTACTTCACGTTGATCGATAAACCGGCGCTGCAAAATGAACCGTCTGACATTATCGGACGAATATTGGTTGCGCTGAATGGCGAAAATTCGACCTTCACCGAGGAACTAAAAAAAAATAAGCAATGACCCTGAGCTATTCGCTCAGCATTGGTGCGCCGAAAAATTAGGCCGGTCTCTGGAATCTGTTCGAGCCTTGCCTGCTACCGAATTTCGCGCGTGGATGGCATACTTCGCAATCAAAGGCGAATCGCCATATTTGGTGCATAAGAAATGGCTCGACGCAACCAAGCAGAAATTGTCCTAACGGCGCGGGACCGGACTAAATCAGCCTTCCGAGCTGTAAATAAAAACCTCGGACGATTTGCTGCCGTTGGCCTTGCTGGTGGAGTCGCGGGACTCGCGTTGTTGACTCGTGCGAGTCTCAAACAAATTGATGCCCTTGCGAAACAGTCTCAATTGCTCGGTATCACCACCGAGAAACTTGCTGCATTTCAATTGGTGGCAGCGAAAACTGGCATCGAGCAGAAGACCCTTGAAAAGTCGCTAATCAATGTGACGCGAGTCGTGGCGGAAGCCGCAGAGGGAACTGGGCTTGCCACTGACACCCTGAAAAAGCTCGGCCTAGAAGCGAAGGCATTGTCACAACAAAGTCCCGACGAACAATTTCTGATGATCGCCGAGGCGATGAAGGGACTCAATACGCAATCGGAAAAAGTGCTTGCAGCTTATGAGTTGTTCGGAGGTCGAGGTGCTGCGCTGTTGCGCACTTTGGAAGCAGGATCTGCAGCATTCGAGGAAGCCGAGGAAAGAACAAAAAGATTTGGCACCGCCATATCCGCTGTTGACGCTGCGAGCATCGAGGAAGCAAACGATGCCTTTACTGACTTGCAGGAATCAGTGAAGGGCCTCGGCTTCGATCTTGCGCGACGATTTGCTCCGGGCATGAAGGAGGCTAACGAAGGACTTGCAGGTTTTGTGGTCACGCTTCGGCGCGATTTTATTCCTGCGATGGCGCTGCTGTTCGAGCAGCTTGGAATTTTACAAAATAACGTGCGCGGCTTGTCTGACATCGAACTTGCTGTGCGAGTGATTGTTTCCGAAGATGATTTCGCGGAACTCGAAGCGCGCGAGCAACAGTTTCTCAATTCAAGATTGACGCAACACACTCTTGCGGTAGATCAAGAAACCGCGAGTGAGACAGAGATACGGCGTATTCGTTTGGTCGAATGGCAAAAGGAACAATTCGAACTCGAACGACAGGCGGTACAAGAAAGGCTCGACCTCGTTACCGAAGAACAAGAGCGCCGCGCAAATATCATTTTAACCGCGGAACAGAAACTTCAAGACCAGAAAGCGGCCCAAGTAGAGGAAGCACGAATCGTTGCGCTCGAAAAGGAACGTGAGTCTGCGCAGGAAGCATTCGAAGCCAGGATTGAAAAACAATCAGAGGAAACTGCCGCATTTATTGAAGGCGAACTTGACCGGGCACGCGCCTTTCGCCGGATTCGACTCGGCGAAGCACGTCAAGAACAACGTGCATTAATTGCGCAAGGGAAATTGGAAGCGCGATCTGCACAACAGACCATCCGATTGCGACAGGCTACCGCACAAACCAGCGTGCAAATTTTGCAGGTGTTGGTCGGAAAAAATAAAACCGTCGCTCGTGCCTTGTTCCTGGTCGAAAAGGGGCTTGCGATTGCACGCACCGTTCAAAACACGGCTGCCGCATCTGTAAAGGCACTTGCGGAACTTGGTCCGATTGCTGGCCCACCGGCTGCTGCTGCGATTCAGGCATTCGGCGCTGCGCAGGTCGGGTTGATTGCCGCAACCGCTCTAACGGGCGTAGGGGCGATTGGCGGTGGTGGTGGTCTGGGTGGTCTGGGTGGTGGTGGAGGATTCGGTGCAGGGGAGTTCAGCGGCGGCGACGCTGCGAATGACCCTGCCCCTAGCTCTGGAGGTGCGGGAGTACAGGAGCAGGGGGTCGTGCAGTTGATTTTTCCGAATTTATTCGGGATCACTCCGGATGCAATTGATTCGCTTGCTGATGCTCTGAGAGAGGCATCAGAAAATCGCGACGTGATAATTGTGTCCGGACAGGGACGCAATGCAGAGTTATTAGCGGGAGCAAACGGTTGAGTATTTTCACTTACACCGCGAGGCGAGAATTGTCGCCCGGCACATCGAACCTTGAACTCGTCACTCGTGATTTTCGGTTGTTGTCCAGGCGACTTACGCGACGTGCGAAGGTACGACAAAACACGTCGCTGAGTGGGTCGGTCGAATCATTATTACTGCGAAGCGAGAAGCATTATTCTTGCCAATCGCAAGCGATTGATCCGCGCAGCTTGGACGAGGCGAGACTGCTTGAGTTTCTTGCGTCAGTCGAGAATGCTGAATTATTCACCTTCGACCGATATGGTTCGATCGCTGTTCCGGACAATCCGGTGTCGTGTTTGATGGTTTCTGCAACCTTTCCGGAGGCGGAGCAGGCAAAGAAGTTTCACCGCTACGCATTTGTGATCCGTGAGAGCTGACAACCCCCTATTCGGGACCGACAACATAGACGGCTCGAAACAGCCGCGTTATGTGGTGAGCATCGATTTCGATGGCACGTTGCAGCACATAACCTCGCACGACGACATTGCAAATGTACCTACTGCGTTAGCAGTCATACAGAATGCAATTCTCGGAATCAGTGCGACGAGCCAAACGCTGAACCCGGATCGCGCAAATGCAACGATTGGCAGTATGTCGTTCGATATCGTTGACCTTGCGAATGCCTTCACGAATGTCGTTCGAAACCAATTGACCACGAACGATATCGGCTTGCGCGGTCGGACTGTGAAATTCTATGTTGGTTACAAAACCGAGTTAGATGGTGCTGGCATTCTTGATGGGGGCAGCACCGACGACAATCCGGATTTCGATAATTTCGTTCTGTTTCAAACACAGATTGTGCAAAGCGTTGAAACGAAGGAAGGCATATATTCAATCAAGTGTGCTGATATTCAGAGGGACACGAAAAAGAAAATTTTCGAACTTGCGCTAACCTATTTCACTAGCTCAATCACCGATGTTGCTACGACTATTCCTGTGCTCGACCTGTCAGGTTTCGAGGGCAATGTGCACGGCACGAGCTACACGGATGCACCGAGTCTGGATGTAATTTATATCCGGATCGATTCGACAAAGGAAATCATTCGATGCCCGACATCGGGAATTTCAGGAAATAGCTTTACAGGCGTTACTCGCGGAGCTTTGGGAACGACTGCAAAGGCCGTGGAGGTTGATACCGCGTCTGCTAGTGACCGCCGACCGAAGGTTGAGGAATATGTCTACCTCGAATTACCTGCTGTCAAACTCGCCTATGCGGTCCTGACCGGAGTAATCGAGGGCACCGCTAACGTGTTGCCGAGCAGTTGGCACGCGGGAGTCCCAGCATCGTTCGTCCGGTTGACTGACTTCAAAACGATTGGTGATGATCTGTGGGTGCCGACCGACGATACTGCTGCCGTTGTTCTGCGATTCGATGGTATAGAGAAGCAGGATGCCAAAACTTTTTTAGAGACCGAGATTTACCTGTTGCTCGGTTTGTTCTCCCCGGTGTATGCGGATGGTCAGCTTGGGCTAAAACGCATGGTGCCATCGCTATCGGATTCGCCTTATAAGTTCGACGTTGACGATGACAACGTGATCGGATCGGCAAACTTGCGGCACGACATGGAGTCGATGCAAAACAATCTGCGAGTCGATTGGGCATGGAACGGGGATCGTTATATTCGCTCAACCATCATTGTCGACTCGACATCGATTGCGAAACACGGTCAGGCCCTCGAAAAACGAATGTCTTTCCGTGGTCTGGTCGGAACGCGATTTACGGAACAGGTGTTGCGGCAGTTGCTTACATCGCTGCGCGATATGTATACCGGCCCTCCGCTACGCCTGGACATCGATGGATTTCATTTGATGAACCCGCTTGAAGTGGGTGATGCCGTTCGAACAAACCTGTCGAATATCAGGGACTACAGCCAAGCCGGTACGAATCTAGTCCGCACAATGGTCGTTCACGGAATGACCGTCGATTGGCTAAAGGGCGTCAAACTGAAATTATTTGGCAGCGCCGAAAGGGCCGAAGAAATCCCACCAATAACGGCTACTACCTGTTTGCCTGATGCGTTCTATGCGCAAGCTGGTACTGCGCTCTCAAGCATTGGGGGATTGATGACAGGCAATGTCACCAATGCGGGATCATTCACGCTTATCGGCAATGTCGATATGAACGCTGCGGGAGCAATTTTCTATCACGATGGTCCGCTGACAATCAGCTCAACCACCACATTGAACATCGAGGATAATGTACAGCTTCGTGCCAAAGGATTTTTGACAATCAATGGTTCAATCATCGGCACAGGAGAGGGCCTTGCTGCCGGTTCCGATAATTTTGTTTTCGACGAGCACTATTTCTTCACTACCGGCATAAACGTCGGCAACGAGGGATTCATTGGTAACAGCGTCTCGCATTTCGGCTTATTGTTTCGTGAACCTGACGATGGCGGCATACCCAAATGGGTTTGGGTGACAGCGCCGTATTCGCAGCTTGGACGATACGATTCATTCCCGAATCTAGTGCTGCAAGTAGATGATGCTGGTAGCGGGGAAATCATTGGCATACCCACTGATATGCGCGGCGGGGGTGGTCCTGCAGGTACGCGAGCCGGCCTAAAAATTGGAATCTCAGGGCGCAGCCATCAAAAAAACATCGGCGGAGCAGGCGGTGCTGGCGGTGCTGCTCTCGTCGTCGTTTGTCGAGGTGGGGATTTCGGAGTGTCGGGACTGATTCGGCTCGATGGCGCGGATGCTTTAGAGCCAACTGGTTTTTTTACAACCCAACCGAACCCAACCTTTCACATTTATGGCGGTGCTGGTGGTGCTGGCGCTCCGGGTGCGTTGCTGTGGTTGATCGATGGATCGGGGCAGACGTTTCCGGATATCGCGGGACACTTTTTTGCGATCACTGGCGACGTTCCTGCTCAGTTCGCGTTGCCGCTTCAGGGAGAGGGGCAGTCAGCAAGTAGTCAGAACCGAAGCCTATCGCAAACTAACGCACCACAGAAAAATATGGCCCCATTTATGCCGGGACGGATCAGTGGATTCGATCAGTCGGGCGTCAATTTTAGAATTTCATTTTTACCTTGCGACGTTGTTCCGGAGGACGACCAAACTGACATTGTGCCTCCCCCGTCTGGTCTTGCTGCCGTTCAAGCAACCGGAGGCATACAATTATCCTGGACGAACCCACCAGCCGATGAATTTGATTACATCGAAATAATCGAGGACATAAATGATTCATTTGCAGGATCATCAAAGATAGCTGAGGTACGAACCGACAGGTATTTAGTGCCGCACGATCCGGACAGCACAGAATATTTCTATTGGATTCGCGCTGTGCGGCCCCCGGATACACAATCGATTCGCGATCCCGATTCAGATACAACGACAATTTCTGCAACGACTGAGGCCCCTATACTCGACGGATTAAATGCAGTGTCGGGATTCGTAGAGCCAGAGAATGGTCTTGCGTGGGTGAGGGCGACAACCGGAGGTGCGTGGACGCCGGTTCAATTAACCACCGATCTGGATTGCCGGTTTGTTCAAGGCGGCGTCGATGTTGCGCGCATCGCGAGGCGCGTCACTCTGAATAGTACGAACGGGACGCTGACGGTAACCACTGTAGCTCACAAGTCGGGCAACCTGAATACTTCGAGAGTGACTGTCACCATTTTGGGGTCGGGATCAACCGCCCTGTCTGCGAAATTCGATTATTCATTTAGCGGTGATGATGGGTCGGATTCTGTAACAGTTGCATCTGCGCAGGGTGGCGACGATGGCGTCCTGCATTATTTGACCAATGAGGCGCACGTAGTCGCGGCCAATTTTGATGGCGGAGGGTATTCGTTAACGGGCTCGGGTGGAACTCACAAGGTTTTTGAGGGAACTAGTGATGAGACGACAAACGCAACGCATTCCGTCGTTGCCCCTGCCACAAAAAACGGCCTCACAATTGCGGTTGTTTCTGGCACTGGTGTCTATTCTCTCAGCGGAGCGTCTTGGACTACCGACATTGAAACATTCACATTGCGGGCGGTGTTTAACGGCGTCAACTACGACAAGGAATACACGATTGCTAAGGCCAAGCAGGGAACTGATGGCGGGTGCGCATTAAATACATTCACAGACATAACGCTGTCTGACGAGCAAGATTTTCCAACTAATGCGGGGGTCGGGTTCGAAGTTAATTCATCCGGCACCATTCGAATTGAGACCGGCTTCAACACCGGATTTTCTTTTAAGGAAACTTGGATTGGTGCGTGTGCTAATACAGAATATGAAACTAGGCTTGAAAAGACCAGTGGTGATGATCCGTCAAACGGCCCAGCACTTGCTACATGGCTCGTTTGTAGCACTACTCGTCAATGGGATTGGCAGGAACAGGGTACGGGTGGGAAGGATTTCATTGGCGTGTTGAGAATACGTCGCACGAGCGATGATACTGTGTTGAAAACAGTAGCTATCGACATTCATGTAGATGTTATTCTTTGATTTTTACAGGAGAGTAGAAATGAAAACAGTAGACCAAGAAAGCGAACGCCGAAACCGAGATGCTGGTTCCAGACCTCAAACGACATCGACTCGCGCGGAACAGCGGAAGAAAAACACGATCTATATAGTGGTCGGGGTTTTCTTTGCCGCCCTTGTGGTTGCATATTTTACTGGCTGATTTGGAGCTGTCGCTCGATTGGTGCATAATCCGCGAAACAGGTGGAGTTGATCGCATGGCAAAAATTGCGGGACACGAAATTACCAAGAACACATTCGTCGGAATGAGCATCGGTACGCTTTTGACGATAATCGTTGCCGCGTGGTCGATATCGGGAATCGGTCGCCCTCTGTTTGCCGCCGACCTGAATCGGATCGAAGAAAAAATCGATACCTACCAGACCAACACCGCAGTACAAATTCTCAGTATTAGAAAGTCTGCATTGCAGAGTGAATTGCGAGAGGCGAAGCGTGATGTCCGGCGAAATCCGGATGACGAGGATGCTACAGAGGACGTTGACGAAATCGAAACCGATATCGAGGAACTCGATTCAAAAATAGACTGTCACCGCACGGAAGGCTGCACCGTTGAGAATGATATCTGATGAATGTCACGGCCTTTGATATTGCCCAGGTATTTGTCGGCACGGATGAGGTCGGTGGTTCGATGGACAACCCGCAGATTCTTGCGATGTTGAAACTCGACAACAAGTGGCCTGAAAATGATGAGGTGCCGTGGTGTTCTGCATTTGTGAACTACATTTGCAAATTGCTTCGCTTGCCGCGTTCGAAAAGTTTGCTTGCGCGATCCTGGTTGACGGTTGGAAAGGAAATCGGATTACCGGGTGCGAAGGCCGGGTTTGATATCGTTGTGTTAAAACGTGGATCAGGCGACCAGCCGGGGCCGGAGGATACAACCGCACCGGGACATGTAGGATTCTACGCAGGACAGAACGGCAATTTTGTGCAGGTCCTTGGCGGGAATCAATCGAACTCTGTTAGGATATCGAGCTACGATATATCGAGAATTTTGAGCGTCAGACGATTGCTCTGAATTAAACATTGAGGAAAAGAAATGGCCGATTTAGTTGTTGTTGCTGCCAACGTGAAACCTGGATCAGATGCTGTTACGAAACGCGGAATTGCTGGCGAAGCAATTTCCGCTGGCGAATCTATATTCATCGCGACCGATGGTGAACTCGAACTTTGCGAAAAAGATCAGGCCGTCGCTGATGCTGCTTGCGTAGGAGTTGCACTGAATGATGCTGCTGCGTTACAGCCTGTAGAGTAC